ATAGTGATCTGCGAGCCCGCCCGCATAAAGATATTGGCGTTGGCATCGAAGATGATGTTGCGGTCGGCGCGAACATTAAAATCCTGCTCGGCGTGCATACTGATCGAGGCAGAGGTATAAACATCCACGCCGGCGTCGGAAATCTCTAGCCAACTATTGCCGTTTTTCGAGTTCATATAGACGTAGCCGGTGGTCTCATGAATCAAGATTTGCGCACCACCGCGCGTACGCAGGCGGATAAACTCATTTTCCGTGTCGTCGTCGATGTGCACCGTATTCCCACGCGGCGACAGCACACCGAACACCTGCGACGGGGCCTCCCGCCGGGCCGAGGTCGAAGCCGAGCCGCGTTCGAGATCAGAGGTTAGACCCTCGGCGGCAAGCCCGTTCGATAATGGCAAGAAGCGCGGCCGTAGCGGATGCTCGACGCTGCCAACATTGCCTTTATTGTATTCAACCACCGGCCCGGTCTTGATCGGCGGGGACGGATCGGTGGTTGCATTGATCGCAACGCCGGGAACCATATGGTTCATGTACTGTTGGTAACAGCAGGCAAACCAATATCCCCGAGAGATATCGCCGTTGGCGAAGAACACCGCGACTTCATTATTCAGGTCCGGCGGCACCATCCAGAACCCATACGACTGCTGCGAGCCGTCCATTGTGACGCTGCTCGGGTTGATCTTCGACGGGTCGGTGGCACCGGCGAAGGGCGAGGCGTAGCTGACGATGATCCACGAAGCCGGGTCTGCGGCATCGCCACCGAACTCCGGGATGAACACCGATAGCCGCCCCATGCGTTGGACGTCCTCGTTCCGTTTGACAAAGCCGATGTAAATCGACAGCGGCATCTTGCGGGGATTGACCCGAAATGCCTCGGGGAGTTTATTAGCTGGCATATTACTACTCTAGCAGATTTTCGTCACAGGGTGGAAATGATTCCGTGAACCTTGTCGGCGGCGGCGGTTACTTTGGGCACATAGGCCGGGTCGGTGGCATAACCAGCGGCCTTGATCGCCTGGATTTGCGCCGGGTAGTCGCCGGCTGAGGCGACGCGACTGTAGCGATTGGTTAGCATCAGGTTGCCGAAGCCGGCGAAGCTATCAGCCGACGTCTGGTACCCAGCCAAGCTGGCATTGACCGTCTGCGCTTGCCCGTTGACAAACTCGGTGGTTTGATAGGTCCCGCCCGTGCCCTTGATGCCGAAGAAATTGTTGCCGGGTGTGCTTTTGCCCCAGCCGCTCTCCAGCCCGGCCTGTCCGAGGATGGTCTCCGGGGCTAACCCCGTCTGCGCGCTGATCTGTTGGGCGAGCGGGAGGAACGCCTTCGTGAAAGACACTGGATCGCCCGGAGTGTAATCGACACCGGGCTGCGGGCTGGCCCCAGGGGCCAACGTGATGGCGCCACTGCCAGCCCGTGGGGTGATGCTGGAGAGCGGCGGGGAGCCTTCTCCGCCGTTGGTCTTATTGGGATCGCCGGTCCAGAGATTGGGATCAACCAGCATGTCCTTGACCATCTTAAGTTCGGTCTTAAACGCGCCTTCAGAGAAGGTGTGCGTGGTTTCCTGAACTTGATAGATGCCGTTGAAGGTCTGACTGGTCTTCATCGCAGGCTTGAAATCCTGCGTTGTCATCAATGGGTAACGAAAGTACACAAACACCCGCTGGCAATTGTCCGGCGTGGCGACAGTGGCATCGCTCACTTTCAGGTTTTTAGTTTCGAGTGCAATCGTCCGTTGCAGGTTGCTCACACCAATCCAGAAAGGATCACCGCGAATGGTCATGGTCGCGTTCTGAAAATCTTTTTCCTTGGCGAGCGAGCCCCCTGCCTGCGCCCAGACGGCTCCGGCAATGCTGGTGTTGCGTGTCCGATCGCCGACAAAGTGACTTTCGCTGGTTTCATTCAGCACGTCGAGATTGCCTTGCCAGAACGACACCGGCACCGTCAATTCTTTGGCGTTGATGACGTTGGCTAGTTCATCCTCGATATAGATGTTGGCGGTGGTCGATTCACGTTCGGGGGCACGCCGAAAATTCTGCACCTTCTGGATCGTCTGTTGGAGCCCGTCCTCTACCCCAGCGGTGCCTTGATTGACAGCGAGATTGCCGGCCGATGGTGACACCGTCGCGGTTGATGGCGGCGATCCGCCGATAAGCTGCGAACGTTCCTGTGCCGTCACATTGCTGGCGCCGCCGTCGATGATCGTGTTGTCCGGGCGCAAACGCGGCGGAATGCGAAAGGCAGCATAGCGAAGGGCACCACCGCCGTAATCGGGGATGATCGCGCTGAAGGTCATCTTCCAACCGAGTTTAAAATCGATCACCTCGGTGTTGAGCCCGGTGAAGACGTAATCGTAACGCTTACGCATGATGCCGTTACTGACCAACGAGCGGATCATGCCGGTCTGGACTTGCGGATCGGCGGCATCGTCAAGTTCGGTGTCAGAAATCGCGCCGCCGCGTGCATAGCGCGGTGTGAGATAAAAAGTGATCTGTTTCTGATAATTCCTCGTGGTCGAGTCCCAATTGGGATAGCGCACCGTCGTCTCGACGTTCCATAAGATTGACTCGCGAAAGCGCCGCTCGTTGACCGCCTGCGCTGACTGATCCGGCTGATTGGGCACCGGGTTGTCGATAGCTAATTTCTGGCCTTCCTCGGTGTGCTTGATGGCGTCGATGATGAACTCGGTGACCGAATAACCCGAGGTGATATTGGCGGTATAGACATTGCCACTCATCCCCCAGTTCTGATTCGTATTGCCGTCGGCGTCAGTCGCCTTCATTTTGAAGTTGCGCGGGTCCATTTGGGCGACACGCGCGGGCTGCGCCAGGAACGCCCCGATCGGTGCGGTGACCACCTTGTCAAAGATCACCAGTTTGTTGTGATAGCGCGCCTCCCACGCCTTGTTGAGGCCGTCAATGTAGCTGTCGAGGAAGGCCCCCAATGTGTCGCCTTTGGCGTCCTTCGGCATTGGCGCATTCAAGATATCGGTGCCGTCAGTCCACATTGCGTCTTCTTTGGTTTGCGCCAAGATCGTGTAGACCGCACCCGCCTCGGTCAGATTAACCGTGACCTTGTCGAGCCAAATGCTCCAGAGCCATTTGCCGCCGTTCGGCATGTTGTCATCGCTGGTGAAGGACTTGAACTGACCCTGGGCGTCATAGCCAAGGAACGTGAGTTCCAGGTAGTAGTCGGCTTTGGTGTAGTTGCGGAGATTGAGGGTGTTGCGACTTTCGGCAATGGCATCGAGGAAACTGATGCCGTTCGGCTCGCTCACCGTGATGGTCATCCCCATCGCCTTCTGCTGGCGACTGAAGTCGTTGCCAGCCGGCCGCGTCTGGATGACCACTTCCTTGATATTGTAGCCGGTCACACCGCTTTCTGCGATCGTCACCTGCGGTTTTCCAGCCAGCGACGCCCCTACATCGCGGCTGATATTGGTATTGACCGCAGCGGCGTTGGAGTCGCCGTCGCCCATGACAAACAGCCGGAAATGATAGGTGTAGTTGAGATATTTGTTCAGCGCGTTTGGCTGCGCCGCGTCGTTAATCAAGCCATAGATCGTGCTCGAACTTGACGACAGCGGCTGAGTGGCCAACGGCGGTTGCGGCGGGCCAAACTGTTCCGGCTGTGACGGCCCGTAAACTTCTGGCTGCGGCTCGGGCGGACCGAACTGTTCCGGCAGCCGAAGCTTTGGAATGTTATCCATCAGGTTGTCGAGCGATGGCCCCGTCAGGCTATCCGGTCCGTTGTTATTGTCGCTACCAAAGACGAAACCCATCCTACGCACCGAGCACTTGTTGCAGATGGCTCAACGACGGCACCATGATTTTGAGTCCTTCGACGAAGCCGAAGATCGGATCGCCGCGCAGGAACGGGTTGCGCTCGCAAAACACCCACCAATACGACGGCGTCTGGTAGAGATCATAGGACAGCCGATCGGGGCGGAACTGATGTCGCGGCTGGAGGATATACGGCTGATCGGTCCCGTCGGGCGGCACCGGGCGGAAGGTTAGCCGACCGGTATACCACGAGGTTTGCGGCGACGAGGCGTAGGCCGAGGTCTGCGGATAGCGGATCAAGCTCATACGTAGCCACCTTGATTATTGAGCAGCGCACCGCTCGCAAACTGATCGAAACTAAATTGTGTACGCATATTGTACGGAGTTTGCACCACCATCAATTCCAGGGAGACCGTGAACAGCGCCGGGAGACGCACGGTGGCGCCGCCATCGACTGCGATGGGAACGGTGTCGGTGGCATCGTCATAGGCCCAAGAATGCGTCTTCAACACGCAGCGGAGACGGTTGTAGATGTAGGGGCCATAGGCCGAGAACACCAGCACGGGAGGCGGCAGACCGGCCTTGCCAGCGGCGGCATCGGCCTCGCCGAAGTACGACTTTGATACCGCGCGGAGAAAATGAATCACCGCGAGGGCATAGCGCCCCTCGCGCTTGTTCTGCACGGTGAATTTGCCGCTGATCTGGAGCGTGCAGGTCGGCGTCCGCGTATAGGAGGGATAGTCGAGGTTCGAGTGCACCAACTGAAGATCGGTGTAGTTGACCGCTTGGCTGAATGAGATCGTCGGCGAATAGGGAAAAATGACGCCGCGCGTCTCTTTCAGCGGGGTGAGGATGCCGTTGGCATTGGCGTAGACGTCGTCCGGATGCAGCGCGTCGAGCTTGGCGCGATAGTCGCTGCCGCCGGTGCTGTTGTTTGACGTGAAGGCGTTCCGCGCATCGTCGGCGAGGTTATCGACACCGGTCTGGATAATGTTCGGGATGTTGCCAAAGGTTGAGGTCAATTGGCCGAGGTTACTGGCGATATCTCCTAGCATGGCGCATCCGTTTTCGAAAGACTAAGAGGTATTTAGCATCGAATTATGGTAGTATATTACTTTTAACAACGATAACAGGGTGAGATGAATGCAGCAGAAGGTAAAGTATATCACCAACAAGGACCTGTTGGCCGAGATCAAGGTATGCAAGGCGAGTTTCTGTGCGTTTGCAGCGCCGGAATATGCCAGTTACGACATCATCGTCGAGCATGAGGACATGATCACCGCCAGTTTGTTGGCAGAAGTATTGGCGGAGAAGGCTGGGCCGGTAGCCGCAGATACAGTGGTTTTCCGCGTCATGACCGACGCCCATCTGCCGCCGATCGACGACAAGTACAAACGCCGGCGAACGATTGAGGGTCAATTAGCGAAGACTAATTTTACGCCGTTCCGACACTTTATCGTCCGTGATGGCCAACTGATAGAAGTAGGGCGCTCTCACTGGCTCGGTGACTTCGAGAACGGCGGCTTTTACGTGGCGCACGGAAAGATTTCCGACCGGCTGGCACGAATGTTTATGTTATTAGTTGAACAATATGCCCGCAGGGGTAATTGGAGAGGCTATTGTGTGGATGCTCAGACGGAGGCACTGACGCAGCGCGGGTGGCTGACCGGCGATGAGATCAATGAAAGCGACATGATCCTGTCGTACGATGCCTCTGATGGGAAAATGAAGTGGTCGCGCATCAAATCGATTTACCGTGGTGATTACGATGGAAAGATGTTCAAGCTGGACGTCGTGGGGATGGACGCTTTGGTAACACCGGGCCACAAGTTCATTACGAGCAAAGGATTGAAGGAAGTTGATTACCTAATCGATAAGGATCGCGTTATTCTCATGGGCGACCCTGTTGAGGGTGGTCCTGGAACCTATAGTGATGCATTTGTCGAACTAGTAGGGTGGACCGTGACGGAGGGCAATTACTACGAGGCGCCAGATCGCAATTACACACGCCTCACGGTCTATCAGAATGAAGGTCCGAACGCTGCTCGGATCAGGAACTGCATCAGCACTTTAGGAGGAACCGCTGGTGAAACTGAGAAGCTGCTAGAAACCGGCAACATCAACATCGGTTTTACGTTGTCGAAGGAAATATGCGAGCAGATTGTGAGTGTAGCTCCTGGCCGTATTATGTCCATGCCATTCCTGTTGTCGTTGACCGAGTCCCAGCGCGAACTGCTGATCGATACGATGGTGAGCGCGGACGGATGTCGGACGAAACTATTCGGTGAAAATCTAAAGTATGGCGGCTACCGGCGTTTCAACCAAAAAGAGAAGCCCGCTCTGGATGCGTTCTTGGCTCTATGCACGATGAACGGCCACCGGACATCAACTCACCATCGAGAGATTGTCTCGTACGGAAAGCCAACGACGATCAATGTTGTGAATATTTTTTCCAGACGTGACCGCTGTCGCGCCTCGATGATGGAAAATGTTGATCTACACGGCGGAAAACGCAATGGACGCTCCCATCCAGGGCGTGGGAAGTTGGCGCACCCAAACCAACCAACGTTCGACTATAAGGGTCGCGTATGGTGCCCAGAAACTGAGTATGGTTCCTTCATGGCTCGACGGAATGGAACAATCTACCTCACGGGCAACAGTTACAATGACGAAATGAGAAGCCACGCTCTTATGCAACTGGCGCAGGTAGGATTGCAGTTTGATGAGTCGCGCAGTGCGAATCCTTTCTCATTTTACACGCAAATAATCAAAAATTGTTTCAGAAGAATTTTGAATGTCGAGAAGAGGTCCTCTCAAATACGTGATGACATGCTCATAATGGCCGGAGCTATGCCGAGCCACACACGTCAAGTAGAAAATGAATTAGATCAGCGGGATCAACTGGCATCGCCAGAAAAGGCGGGCAAGCGCGGGCGAAAGCCGAAAAATATTGCGGATGAACGTGACGATTAATTATCGTGTCTGAATGACATGCCCCATAACAATTGAATTAATCATTGATTCCAAAGATAATCCACAGAGAGCCCTTATTCTTTATGACCATTTAATAGAATATTATCGCGCCAATCCGACGCCGCGACATGTGTATTCGGAAATCCACCATATCATTCCACGTTGTATGGGCGGCAGCGATGAGCCGGACAACTTGATCGCGCTCGACGCTGCGACCCATTTCGACGCGCATTTGCTACTCGCACTGGCTTATCGCGACCACCAGCAGGCCAAAAAGCTGCGCGGCGCAATTCGCGTGTTGCTTGGAAAATCAACGACGTTCTCACGTGTTTTGGCAGAGGCGCCGGAGATGCGCCTGCGCTATCA